AGAAAAACGTATAGCAGCATTACCAAAATCTTATATTGATAATTTTGCTATGAAACTTGTGCCAACGATTCGTAAAATAGAAAAAACAAGATTGAGTAGATAATATGACAAAGAAATTTAAAACATTTAAAGAAGATATCGTAGATCTAGTTTGTGAAACAAGATCATACGAACCAGAAGTTTTAGAAGAATCAGAATATCAAGGACGTAGTGTCACTTTAAATTCTCCTTTTAGAACACCATCTGGACCAAAGAAATTTGCTGTATACACAAAGAATGAATCTGGCAATGTTGTAATTGTAAGATTTGGTGATCCAAAGATGTCGATTAAGAGAGATGATCCTTCTCGACGTAAAAGTTTTAGAGCAAGACACAACTGCGATAATCCAGGACCAAAATGGAAAGCAAGATACTGGAGCTGTAGACAATGGCGTGCAGGAGCAAAAGTAGAAGCATAAGGATAGCGACTAAATAGAATTTGAAGGCATATACTATAATATAATAACAATAAGGATATAAAATGAGTGAAAATAAACAAAACAATACAGTGAAAATAGAAGAAACTACAGCTAAGGTTGAAACGCAACCAGCAGCAGCACCAAAAGTAGAAACACAAGCTGAGGTAAAAGCTGAAGTTAAGGTTGAAGCAAAACCAGCTGAAGTTAAACAAGAAGCACCTAAAAATAGATTAATAGATGGTGCAGTAGATGCATTAAACAAAAAATTAGATTTTAGAGTGTAAATGGAAGAAAATTTTAAGAAAAAAATATTGAAAAAACTATCAGCTCCTGTATCGGATTATTTAAAAAAGAAACAACCTTTAAATAATGAAAACGATCCAGGAGAATATGATAGCGAAGGATCTATGGCGAAAAGCCAACTGACTTCAATATTGAATAATGCTAAAGAGATTAAAGAAATGCTTTCTGATAATGATAATCTTCCTGAATGGGTACAAAGTAAGATAACAAAAGCAGAAGATTACATATCAACTTGTAAAGATTATTTAAAAAGTGAAAAAACTAAAGAACAAGAAACAGTTAGTGAAAGCTTTTTAAATTATGTTAAAAAAGATGACGCAGGAGAAATTATATGACAAAAGAGTTTAATCGTTTTGAAAAACTAATGGCTGGATTCTCTGACGCAAAAGCAAAAGAGAAAAAAGATAAAGTTTTATTCGAATCAAGAAAAGAAGTAGAAATAAACGCAAATGGTACTTCAGGATATAAAATTAAAAAAGGATCCAATGAAGGAAAAGTTCTTGGTCATTTAAGAAGAGATAAAAAAGAAATTTAAGATTTGACTACTTATATTATACTATATTATAGATCGATCTAAAATAAAGGAGATAACAATGGCACTATTTGGAAACAAAGATACAAAAGCTATAACAGGAACTGTCGCTGTGACTAACGGAGCAGCAACACTTACTGGTACAGGAACTGCTTTCACTACTGAATTAAAAGTAGGAAACACTGTAGTAATAGCTTCTGTAGAATATCGAGTTATTGCTATCGCATCTAACACAGCTGCAACTTTACATAAGAATTATGCTAGTGGAACAGCTTCAGGTCTTACTATAACTGCAAACGAACAACCATCATATTTACCAGATGGTGATCTTGCGAATGTTTTTGGTGTTGACACAACTGAAGCTGCTGTTGCTGCAAACAGAGCAAAAGGTTTAAATACTCCAGGATGGGTTAAATACACAACTTATACTGATGCTCAAAGCAATACTAGACATAAATCAGAAGTGCTTGTTGCAATGTCATCTATTTCAGGTGATGCTGCTGACGATGCGGTGCTTGCTGACTCATAATAAATAATTAAAACAATCCTAGAGTTGGGATGGTTAGATACAAATAACCATCCCCTCTATAAAATATAATAGGAGAAAATAATGGCTGATCAAAAAATATCAGATTTAACTGCTGCAACCAGTGCTGCTGGTGCAGATTTATTTACACTCGTACAGGGTGGATCAAATAAAAAAATAACAATCACAAACTTTTTAGCAAATTTAAATTCGGCTGTAATAGTCAATTCAAATGGTGCTGACCAAGATACTCGTATCTCTGGAGATAATGATAATAATTTACTCTTCGCAGATGCTTCTACTGATAAAGTAGGTGTTGGTATTGCTACACCATCTGAGAAACTTGATGTTGCTGGAAATTTAGCAATATCAAATGGATTCTTACGTTTTTCACAAACAGCTCAAGCTGCAACAGGTAATGCTGCTGCAAGTTTATCAACAGCTATAACTAACTTTACTTTATCTTCTGGAGGTGATTCTTTATCTCTTGCAGCAGGTTCATCAGGTCAAGTTAAAATTATAAATGTGATAGCAGGTGCTGGCAACGTATCAATTAACGTTGCGACTCGTGTAGGGTTTACAACAATCAATAGTAATACAGTTGGTGCTTCAATAACATTATTATCATTAGCTAGTGGATGGATTATTCTATCATCTAGAGGAATGACAATAGTATAATTATATAATTAAGGTTTAAATTATGACATATGATGTAAAAAGTAAAATTGAAGAGTATTCTAAAATTTTAGCAGAGAAGCAGAACTTTTTGGTTCAACTTCGTAATACAACAGCTCAAACTATAAAAGAAATTGATATGTTGTCTGGTGCTGTACAAGCATTAAATGAAGTAGCTACTTCGACTAAACAAAAAGAAGAAACTTCAACCAAAGATAATGACAGAGCAAAAACTAGCGGAAAATAATTTCCTAAGTTATGCTATTAAATATTATGATAATCCAACTATTGGAAATTTATCAGAATTTGAAGATGATTTAAAAAGATTTATTCATCTTTCTAAACTGTTAAAAAGATATAAACTTTCTTTAAATATAGATGATTTGAAAGAAAGACTTATATTAAATCATATAATTATTATCTATAATCTTTGGGGACAATCTGCAACAAAAATGTTGTTTTTTAAGATAGGTGAAGATAATTGGAATGTATTAATTCCTTTTCTTACCTATCTTGGAAGACTGCCTGAGTTTATTCCAGACACAGCAGTTCGTACAACAAGTTTGCCGATTGATGAAAATGTACAAAAAAAATTAAGAGAAATATAATGGCAAATCTAATAGTAGATAATCTTATCGCTTTAAGAATTTTATATTTGCTTGTCACACCTTTCGTGAAGACAAAAGCATATGAATATAAAATTATTGACGATAAAGGTAATTATCTTAAAAAATATTCAGAATTAAAAACTTCAGCTGAACGTGAATCATTTTCATATTTGCATCGATTAGTTTTTAAATTAAAAATGTTATTAGCGAAACTTCCTGGAGGAGATAATCGCCTTAAATCTTTAGTTGCAGCATTATATTTAATTAAAGAATTTTATGTTAAGAAAGAATCTTTATATCTAGTTGAATCAAGATATAATGAATTATTATCATCTAATGAGTCAATGAATTTAGATGAACAAGAAGTAAAAGAATTTTTAAGAGATTTTTATTTAACAGAAGAAGTACAAGAAGATATAGCAAATGTCACAGGTGCTGGTGTAAGTACAGACCAACCTGTTGTTTCAAAAAAAGCTGCAAGACGTTATGCAATGTTTAATGTTAAAGATTCCATATACAATAAATTTAAAAATGGTAAATCTAAATGGACTCGTTGGTCTGAATATTTAAATTTAGAAGACGAAGGAGAAAACTTAATTTATAATTTTGCTCGAAAAAATCCTAAAGGAATTATAGTTTTAAAAAATGGTGATAAAATAAAAGCAATACGTTTTAATCGATATGGTGGTGGGTCTTGGTCTTCTATTAAAAGAAATAAAGAATCTAAAGAACAAGAAATAGCAAATATAGTAGCAACAGAATTGAATTAATTTATGTTTGAATTTTTAAGTATAAAATCATTAAGTAGTTTTTTCACAATATCAACATTATTCACAATGATACCTGATTTTGTGTTTCATGCAATATTTTTTACAGGTCTAGTAGGATTCATAATTACATCTATTCCTTTTATACCAATTCCACTTAAATTTTTATATCGTATAATGTTTTTAATTGTATTAATAGTAGGAACTTGGTTAGAAGGATTAAATTATGCAAATAGTTCTTCTGCTACTAAAAAAGCATTAAATGAAAGTAAAAATAAAATAAAAACATACGAAAAACAAATAAAAGATTTATCTGAAGCATCAGATAAAAATTTAGAGAGAATAGTTAAAAAAATAAATGAAAGAGGTGAAAATGTCCATGCAAAAATATCAAAAATTATCCCTGACAATCTTAATAGGCAGTGTACTCTTCCTTATGATGTCAAATTGCTCCATAATGAAGTCATCACAGGTATCCCCGAAATACCCAATGCCACCAGAGGTGTTGATGGAAAGTCCAAAACAAATGAAGACAATAAAGTAGAATTAAGAACTCTGTTAGAAACAACTGTAGATAACTATACAGAATGTAATATAACACGCGAGAAATTAATTGCTTTACAAAATTGGGTAAGAGAAGCAGAAAGATTACAAAAAAATGTCAGATAACTATGAAAATGGTAATGGTAATGGTAATGTAAACACTAAATCACGTTTCATTAAATTAACATCTGATATTGAATTACTTAAATCATTATTAAACAAACTTGATAAAAATGTAGATAAATTAGCAGATGCTTCATTAGAAGTAAGTAAGTTAATATCTAAACACGAAGTAAGAATTGAAAATAACGAACAAAAAAGCGAGCATTTAAACAGTGAAATACATGATTTAAATATGCGTATAATGGAAGTGCATAAAGAAATTAAAGAAGTAAGTCATCACTTATCAAATACTAGCTCAAATAATATTGAGAAGCTATCAAATAAAGTACAGAATATTGAACGTTGGAAATGGTATGCTGGTGGTGCTATTTTAGCTATTGCAATGGGTATGGAATATAAGAGTATTGCTCAAATATTATTAAAAATATTTAGTTAGATCACTTTACATACAAGTTAAAATATAGTATAATATACGTTATTATGTTGTTTATTGACATTAAATACATTGATTTGGTATCTCCGAAACTAAGGAATTTTAAGAAAAAAAATACTTATCTTTGGAATTTTAGTTGTCCAATATGTAAAGATTCCAAACGTAGTATATTAAAAGCAAGAGGTTTTATTTACAAAATTAAAAATAATTTAAACTTCAAATGCCATAATTGTAGTGCTAGTATGGGGTTTAGTAATTTTTTAAAGTTTATTGATCCTAAATTAGAAAGTGAATACAATGTTGAAAAATATAAAAGTAATTCTAAAGTTGGAGTCTCTAAAGAACCGATTAAAGACTTCTTCGATCAATTTAAAACAGAGAATAAGAAACAAATTATTTCTGGTCTTCCTAATGCTGAGTGTGTCACCACTCTACAAAATGAACATCCTGTTCGCAAATACTTATCAAAACGTAAAATACCAACTGAATACCTTACATCTTTATATTGGGTTAATACATTTAAAAAATGGGTTAATGAAAATATTACACCAAAATTTGCTTCGACTGAAGAAGATCATCCAAGGTTAATAATACCATTTTATGATAAGAAAAAGAATTTACTTGCGATACAAGGACGTACTTTAGGAAAAGAATTACCAAAGTATTATACAATTAAGACAGACGAAAAGAACGAAAAAATATTTGGTTTAGACAAGTTAGATGAGAATAAAACTATATATGCTGTTGAAGGACCAATCGATAGTATGTTTTTACCAAATGCTGTTGCTGTCGCAGGTACTTCTTTTGAAAGCAAAAGACTTTTAAAAAATAAAGAACGTGTAATAGTAATAATAGATAATGAGCCAAGAAATGTTGAGATTTGCAAATCAATATACAAATGTATAAACTTGGGATATGGAGTTTGTTTACTTCCTTCGAATATATCTGGTAAAGATATAAATGAAATAGTTTTAAAACAACCTAAAATAAATATAGTAAACTTAATTAATGAAAATACGTATCGTGGTCTAGAAGCAGAACTTGCTTTTAATAAATGGGTACGTTGTAAAATATAAAGGAAATATGAGCGACGATAAGAATACGATTGACATTACTAAAATTCAAGAACAACAAAAACGCATAGAAGAAGAACAAAATGTTTTATTACAACCTTTGTGGCGATCAGTTATGAATATTAAAACACCTAGACAAGCTATCTCATGTGCGTCAGCAATGATCGTAGCTGGTAAAGATTTATTAGTTTTGGAGTTAGGTGCTGATGTCGCTAGAAACTTTATTGATAATTTAAATTATAATAATCTTGATCTAGTCACAAGTAAAAAAGTAGAAATACAAAACGAACTAGATAAGATAGCAAAAGAAGCTATTTCACCAACAGTTGTAAAAGCTGATTTTGTTAAGAAAAAAGTATTAGAGAAAGATGAAGAGCCGACTATATTAAAATGAGTGAAATAAGTGCTTTAAAAAGTTATATTAATTATAAAGTTCCAAGAAGAAAAATAGTTCACTTTTTAGTTTGTTTATTTTTAGTTATTTTTGTTATACCAAAATATTTTTTAAAATTAGAATTTACAATGCTTCAACAATTCTTTAATATATTGTGGTATGATATTCTTTATTGGGTAATGTTAAAAATTGAAGCAAATATTAAAAATGACGACAAAGAATAAAATAGATTTTGAGATAGGTCATAACGAAGAAACATTTGAGTTCTTTACAAAGCTTGCAAAAGAACATAAAGAAAAAGTTAAAAAGCAAGATGAAATAATGAAAAATGTTAAGAGTATTGAAAAATTAGATATAACAGAAGTACATAATATTATAAAACGAGCACATAATGAATAAAACTCTCTTACAAATTGATAATAGACAATTAACTATATTTGATGATTTGTATTCAGCAGCTGATAGAGAAAGACTTTATCATTTTTGTTCAACTAGACATTTTACTGCAGATGGAAGTGACACACCAAGATTAGAATATAAAGGTGATTTTAATTTATACTGCAATCTACTCTCAGGCAATCAACTACAACAATCAAATTTTCTTAACTTAGAAGGAACTAAAGAAATACTCTCCATGCTAGATGGGTATGAGATTATTCAAGCAAGAGTTAATCTAAGTACACTTCATGATAAGAATCGTTTTCACTGTGATGCTGCAGGATCAAACGATGTAAGAACTATATTATATTATCCTAATATGACGTGGAATATTGAATGGGGTGGTTATACTATGTTTACAAATCAGAACATGAGTAAATTAGAATATTGTTCTTTTTATATTCCAGGAAGAGTAATACTTTTCGATGGTACAATACCACATTGCATTTCATCGCCAAGTCCATCAGCTCCAACTTATAGATTTAGTTTCGTAATTCAATACTACAAATAATAAACTATGACACATGAAATATATAACGATATAAAAGTTGATTATTCTCGAGATTCATTATTTGATGAAATAGGTAAAACTCGTATGAAAGAATCTTATATGAAAGATGATGAAACATCTCCACAACAAAGATTTGCTTTCATAAGTAAAACATTTTCTTCAAATAAAGAACATGCTCAAAGACTCTATGATTATGCTTCAAAGCATTGGTTATCTTATTCAACACCAATACTTTCATTTGGAAGAAGTAAAAGAGGTCTTCCTATTTCTTGTTTTCTAAATTACATAGAAGACACAGCTGAAGGATTAGTTAAAAATCTTTCAGAGACTAACTGGCTATCAATGGTTGGGGGTGGAGTTGGTATAGGATTTGGTATAAGATCAGCTGATGATAAATCAACAGGTGTATTACCACATTTAAAAATTTATGATGCATCAACATTAGCATACAGACAAGGACGTACACGTAGAGGATCTTATGCTGCTTATCTTGATATATCTCATCCTGATATAATTGAATTCTTAGAAATAAGAAAGCCAACAGGAGATCCAAATGTTCGTTGTTTAAATATGCATCATGGGATTAACATACCAAATAAGTTTATGGAACTTATTGAAAAATGTATGTTAGATACTGAAGCAGATGATAAATGGGCTTTATGTGATCCTCATACACAAGAAGTTAAATCTTATATAAGTGCAAAAGAATTATGGCAACGTATATTAGAAATGCGTATGATGACTGGAGAACCATATCTTCACTTTATCGATACATCAAATGAACAACTTCCAGCATTTCTAAAAGCAAAAAATTTAAAAATTCATCAATCAAATCTTTGTTCTGAAATTATATTACCCACTAGTGTTGAAAGAACTGCTGTGTGTTGTTTATCTTCAGTTAATTTAGAATATTTTGATGAGTGGAAGAAAGACGATCAGTTTTTAGCAGATATAGCAGAGATGTTAGATAATGTTCTTACATATTTTATAGCTCATGCTCCGAATGCTATATCAAGAGCAAAATACTCAGCTGAAAGAGAAAGAAGTATCGGAGTTGGTGCACTCGGCTTTCATGCTTACTTACAAAGCAAAAATATTCCGTGGGAGTCTGCTATGGCAGTATCTGCTAACACAAGAATGTTTATGCATATAAGAAGTCAGCTAGATAAAGCAAATATTAAATTAGGTAAAGAAAGAGGTGAAGCACCAGATGCAGTTGGTACAGGACAGAGATTTTCTCATGTAATGGCTATCGCACCAAATGCTTCATCCTCTATCTTAATGGGAAATACATCACCATCAATTGAACCATTTAGAGCAAATGTTTACAGACAAGATACTCTTTCAGGTGCGTCTATAAATAAAAATAAACACTTAGATAAAGTAATTAAAAAAGCTGTTGATAAAAATGATAAACTTGATTATAATGAAATTTGGTCAAGTATTATAATGAATGATGGTTCAGTTCAACACTTAGATTTTTTAAAAGAAAATGATAAAGATACTTTTAAAACAGCTATGGAAATAGATCAACGTTGGGTTATAGAACACGCATCGATACGTCAAGAGTTTATAGATCAAGCACAATCAGTTAATTTATTCTTTAGACCAGATACAGATATTAAATATCTACATGCTTGTCATTTTATGGCTTGGAAAAAAGGTTTAAAAACTTTATATTATTGTCGTAGTGAGAAAATTGGTAAGGCTGATAAAGTTGCGAAGAAAATAGAACGAAGAATTATCGAAGAAATTAAGATAAAAGATTTAACAAAAGAGGATACATGTTTAGCTTGCGAGGGTTAAGAATATGGAGTACTTTGATACTCTTAACAATATTGACGTCATGCATTCCTTCGGGAATAGTCGCAATTAAAAAGTTAATGCCATCAGCATATGATGACAATGAAATGTTAATGATTTCAAATTTAAGATATGATGTGCGACAAGTACAATGTACTGGTGATAAATCACATGAAACCATAGTAAAAATATGGGAAGGAAAAGAAAAACTATATTACTATTCATCAGCAAAAGAAAATGAAGATGTTTTAAAAATGGTAAGACCTTTCTCAGAGAGTATGAGAGGGTTATACGATTCATCAAAATCAGGTACAATGAAAGAACTTTACTGTGTTGAGAAAGTAATTAATTTAACAAAACAAGTGGATATTATAGCAAATGCACTTGCAGCGAGGAACAAATAATGACTATAAATGAAGCAATACAAGAAATGCAAGCACTAACAAATAGTGAAAATGCATGGTTGAGAGAAAAAGCAAATAAAGTAATACGATATAATCATCAACATGAAACAGGGCAACTATCAACAGCTGAATATACAGACCTATTAAATGATTTGGCTCGTATAGAAGAAATACAAGAAGAAGCAGATACGATGAAATATAAAGCTGCAATTGAAAAATTAATCACGACTGCATTTTCATTACTTAGTTAATATTATGTTTGTAATTAAAAGTATAGATAATTGGATTACTGACGAAGAACGTTTAAATATAAAAAATAAAGTTGAAAATCTAAAAGCTGATTGGAAACATATAAAAGATTTTCCTTTAGCAAAATCTGCTAAACTTTTAGCAGCACAAGATCCTAATCTTTATAAGTCGGCTGAAAATCAATATTTTTTAGGTGATGCTACATACGTGTTAGAAAAGTTAGAACAAAGAAATAAAACTTTATCAGAGAATTTAAATGTTTCATTTTTTGATTTGTATGGAAAAATAGTCGATGCAATTAAAGTTATAACAGGATTACCTACTTCTTATTTGTCTGAATATCCACGTCCTGGATTTCATATATTTCGAGGTAAGCAAACACCGCATCCTTTTGAATATCATATTGACACTACAATATGCAGATACGATGCTAATTATAAACCAGAACAATGTTATTCTTTTTTATCTTTAATTGAATCACCGAGTAGTGATCCTGCTGGTTTAGAATATAAAGATACAAATGATTTTGATGCATTGAGAGATTATCCTGAACAAGTAAAACTATATAAATTAAATACTTTTTATTATTGGAAAGGTGACCATTTTCATAGAATGAAAAAGTTTGGTATGAATGATGGTGAAAGTAGAATTACTTTACAAGGTCATTACGTACTTAAAGATAATAGAGCATATATATATTGGTAATATGGCTAGAATATTTTCATTTGATGAAATACCTAATTTTTTTTCAGAGGGTGAACGCAATCAAATAGCACGTAAAGTTTTAGAATTAAAACCACATTGGAAAAAATTACACAATTATAATGTTTATAAAAGTAGTATAGATTTAAAATCAGAAGTAAGCAAAAATCAATATTTACTTGGTGATAGTATATATCCATTAAAACCAAATGATTTATCTGAAATAAATAAAGAAGTGCAAGGAATACTTTTAAGAGAATTTCAAGAATTAATATATAAGAAGCTTTTTCAGGAACTTCCTAAATGGTTTGATGAGTTTGGTGGTATAGAATTTTATCCTGAATTACCAATTCCTGGATTTCATATATTTGAAGGAAAACAAATAGCAAAACCATTCGGTTGGCATACTGACACGACATTAGCACTTTGGAATAAAGATATTAATCCTAAAAAATTATACTCTTTTCTTTCACCTATAATGATGCCACAACAAGGTGCACATTTAGAATGGTTAATGCCTTCAGGAAGAGAATCAAAAATTCCTTATGAATATGGTACTCTTCATTTCTGGAATGGTTTAGAGAAACATAGAATAGGAAGACACGAATTAACTAATTTTGAGAAACGAATTACTTTACAAGGACACTTATATATAACAAGTGAACGTAAAATACAATTATTTTTTTAACTTAACATATAGAGGAACATGAACGTGCCAAAACAACAAGAAATATCTTTAACCAAAGAAAGAAACTATTTTAAGCCATTTAATTATCCATGGGCTTATGATGCTTGGCTTAAACACGAGCAATCTCATTGGTTGCATACTGAAGTACCAATGTTAGAAGATGTTAAAGATTGGAAAAATAAATTAACACCACCACAAAAACATTTTCTTACAAATATTTTTAGATTCTTTACACAAGGTGACATTGATGTAGCAGGTGGTTATGTAATGAACTACTTACCATATTTTCCACAACCAGAAGTGCGAATGATGATGTGTGGTTTTGCTGCACGTGAAGCTTTACATATAGCAGCATATTCTCATTTAATTGAAACATTAGGGTTGCCAGAAGCAACGTATAACGAATTTAATAATTATAAAGAAATGGCAGCAAAGCATAATTACTTTGTTGATTTAGCATCTAAGACTACAAATAAAACTAGTATTGCTACAAGTATAGCAGCATTCTCAGCATTTACAGAGGGTATGCAGTTATTCTCATCTTTTATTATGTTATTAAATTTCCCAAGACATGGACTTATGAAAGGTATGGGTCAGATTGTCACTTGGTCAATGGTAGATGAAACACAACATTGTGAAGCAATGATAAGAGTGTTTAGAACTTATGTTGAAGAAAATAATGAAATATGGAACGACTCTCTTAAAAAGAAAATATATGACATTGCTGAAAAGATGGTAGAGTTAGAAGATAACTTTATTGATCTTGCTTTCTCAATGGGTGATATGCAAAATTTAAAGAAAGAAGAAGT